TGTTTCTTGAAGATCGCAAATCACTTGTCCTTCAAGCCAAACTTTGTGAACTACATGTTTAAGGAGGACATGATCTCTGATGGAATCGAAAATTGCGTTCAGTACATACATAATTTTAATCCTGAGAAATCCCAAAATCCTTTTGCTTACTTTACGCAGATTATTCATTATGCGTTTCTCCGTAGGATCCAAAGAGAGAAAAGGCAACTAGAAATTAAGAACAAGATTATTGAACGATCTGGTTATAGTGAGGTGTTTGACGACAACAACACCCTTGACGGATCGAACTACTCCGACTACAATAGCATCAAAGACGCCGTGCATTCCAAACTTCGTAATTGATGAAAGTCGCAATCATTACCGATCAACACTTTGGGTGTCGTAAGAACTCTAAGATTTTCCATGACTACTTCTTGGAGTTCTACAATAATGTTTTCTTCCCATATCTTGAGAAAGAAGGCATCACCACTGTGATTGATATGGGGGATACTTTTGATAGTAGAAAGGGTATTGATTTCTCTGCACTAGCATGGGCAAAGGATAATTACTACGATAGATTGAAAGATATGGGCATCACAGTCCATACTATTGTGGGAAATCACACTGCATACTATAAGAATACTAATAAGGTAAATGCAGTAGACCTTCTTCTTCGGGAGTATGATAATGTATATGTCTATGATGCCGCATCAGAAGTTACGATTGGTGGTCTAGATATACTATTCATTCCCTGGATTAATAAAGAAAATGAAGAAAGCACTTTCAGATTTATTCAAAGTTCAGATTGCCACTGCGCGATGGGGCACCTTGAACTCCACGGATTTAGAGTTAATAAGCAAATCGTCATGGATCATGGTCATCCGAGCGAGTTATATTCAAAGTTCACCAAAGTCTTCAGCGGTCACTACCACACTAGATCGGATGATGGACGGATCTTCTACCTGGGAAATCCGTATGAAATGTTCTGGTCAGATGTCGGTGATCGGAGAGGATTCACCATCTTTGATACAGAGACTCTTGAACATACTCCAGTAGATAATCCTTATCGTCTTTTCTATAATATCTACTACGAAGATACAAATCATCAGACATTTGATACCCGTGAGTATGAGAACAAGATTGTAAAGGTAATTGTTCGTAAGAAAACTGACATCAAAAAGTTTGAGAAGTTTATTGATAAACTCTATGCATCTAATGTAGCAGATTTAAAGATTAGTGAAAACTTTGCTCTTGAAGATCCTGAAGACTTTCAACCATCTGAATCTGAAGATACTATTTCTATCTTAAATAGATATATTCAAGAGGCAGAAATTGATCTTGATAAGTCAAGAATTCAGCAGATCATGATGTCAACTTATCAGGAAGCATGTGAGTTAGTTTAATGTATATCTTAACCATCTATGGAAAAGAAACTGAAGGAGCATACTCTGTAGTAGACGATGAAGGTGAACAGGTCTTATACTTGTTTATGGAAGAAGACGATGCGATGAGATATGCTATGATGTTGGAAGATGATGGCAGTCCAGAGATGCATGTCATTGAAATTGAAACCGAGGTGATGATAAAAACATGCGAGATGCATGACTACAAATACACTATCATTACTAAAAATGATCTCGTAATTCCCCCTCAAACTGAACATGATTTTATTTGAAAAGATTCGTTGGAAAAACTTTCTCTCTACTGGAAATCAATTTACTGAAATAAATTTTACCAGTTATGCTACCAATCTTATCATTGGTACTAATGGTGCAGGTAAGAGTACAATGCTTGATGCTCTTACCTTTTCTTTGTTTGGTAAACCTTTTCGTAAGATCAACAAACCACAACTTCTTAATTCAGTAAACGAGAAAGACTGTAGTGTTGAGGTTGAGTTTAGGATTGGTAATGTTGAGTGGAAAGTTATCAGGGGAATCAAACCTAATGTTTTTGAGATCTATAGGGACGGAACAAAACTGAATGAATCTGCAGCTGCACTGGACCAGCAGAAGTGGTTGGAGCAAAATGTTCTGAAGATGAACTACAAGTCCTTTACTCAGATTGTGATTCTGGGTAGTAGCACATTTGTTCCTTTTATGCAACTGTCTGCTGCTAATCGTCGTGAGGTTATTGAAGATCTTCTTGATATTCGTATTTTCTCTTCAATGAATAGTTTGATGAAAGAAAAGATTCGTTCTATAAAAGAAGAGATTAAAGTTTTGACTCTTAAGAAAGAATCCCTGATTGATAAAGTTCAGATGCAAGAGAACTTTATTGAAGAACTTGAGACCCGTGGAAAGGAAAATATTAAGCAAAAGGAATCTAAGATTGGAGAACTTCTTGTAGAAGAAAATAATTGGATGGGAGATAACGAAGAAAAGAATAGAGAACTTATTGGACTTCAGGGAAAACTTGAAAGATACACTGGTGCTACTGAAAAACTTCGTACACTTGGCAATCTCAAGGGCAAGATTTCTAACAAAGTATCAACGATTACTAAGGAACATAAATTTTTCACACAAAATACGGTCTGCCCCACCTGTGATCAGGCAATTGAAGAGACCTTCAGAATAAATAGAATTAAGGACGCTCAAGATAAAGCAAAGGAGTTGCAATCCGGTTATCAAGAACTGGAACAAGCAATTAATAAGGAAGAAGAACGAGAGCGTCAATTCCTATCCTTAAGTAAGGAGATTACTTCTCTAACGCATGGCATTTCTCAAAACAATACTAAGATCTCTGGATGCCAAAGACAAATCCGAGATCTGGAATCGGAAATTCAAAGAGTTACCGACCAACTTGCAAATAGAACTGCTGAAAATGAAAAGTTAGATACCTTTAGAGAAAATCTCTCCACAGTATACAAAGACTTATCTAATTTCAAAGATACAATCAACTACTACGAATTCTCGTATAGTTTGTTGAAAGATGGTGGAGTTAAATCTAAAATCATCAAGAAGTATCTGCCACTGATTAACCAACAAGTTAATCGTTATCTGCAGATGATGGATTTTTATATTAACTTTACTCTTGACGAAGAATTTAGTGAGACCGTGCAGTCTCCTATTCACGAAAACTTTTCTTATTCTTCCTTCAGTGAAGGAGAGAAGATGAGGATTGACTTAGCACTCTTGTTTACCTGGAGAGAGGTAGCAAGGATGAAGAACTCTGTCAATACAAATCTTCTCATTATGGATGAGGTGTTTGATAGTTCTCTGGATGGATTTGGTACAGAAGAATTTCTAAAGATTATCAAGTATGTAGTCAAGGATGCAAACATCTTCGTTATTTCACATAAAGAATCATTGCATGACAGGTTTGATAATGTAATTAAGTTTGATAAAGTTAAAGGATTTTCACATAATGTATCATAATTAACAAAAGTAAGTTAAGTTAGCATACGATGACTAGATAGTACAGTCTGAAGTAGGAGACTAACTATGTAACCAAAGATTTTTTTGTTATGTCGTTATGTCCCCGAATATACAATAGGAGACATTATGCACAATATCCTTTCACATAATCAGTTAGCGGGTTGGAAACAAAGCGTGAAACGTTTGACTCAGACATTAGATCGAACAATGGACGAATCTGATCAACTAAACGATTACTACGACTGTCTAATTGAATGTGATAACGATCAGGCGACTTGTAAACGAATCTGTAGGAGCATTCTTTCATAACCAATCATAGACACTATAGGAACTGTCACTGAGGGCCCTCACCGAAAGGTGGGGGTTTAGTATTATAGGTGTATACAAGAGGAAACCGACATGGCAGTTCAACACGAAATCAAATCCCAACTTGCCAAACTGCTTGCCACTGAGGACTTGATTGTGGAGCACAAGCAAGTCAAGACTGCTTGCTTCAATGTTCACACTCGTGTTCTGACTCTTCCGATGTGGGAGAAGGCAAGCAACACCGTCTATGACTTGCTGGTGGGACATGAGGTTGGTCATGCACTCTTTACCCCTGATGAGAACTGGTTGGAGAAGGTTGCGATTCCTCCTCAGTTTGTGAATGTGGTTGAGGATGCTCGTATTGAGAAACTTATGAAACGCAAGTACATGGGACTTGCAAAGACGTTTTTCAAAGGATACCAAGAACTAAATGACGAAGACTTCTTCTCTATATCTGATGAGTCTGTTGCTGATTTTAACCTTGCTGACCGTGCAAATCTATATTTTAAGGTTGGTAATTTTGTAGACATCTCTTTTGATTCTGAAGAACAAATCCTCATCGATAAGATTGCAGGTACAGAAACCTTTGACGATGTTCTAAAGGTTGCAGAAGAATTGTATCTGTTCTGTAAGAAAGAGCAAGAGGAAAAGGTTGATGATATGGAGATGCCGCCTAATGAGATGGGTGGTGAGTCTGAGCAACCTGCCAGTGAGCAGCAGGATTCTCCTGGAGAGGGATCTGGTGATTCTATGACTCATGAGGAGATGCTTGAGGAAGCAGCACGTAGGGAGTCTGGTGCTGCTCTGAATGATGAGCCAGAGATTCAGACTGCTGATGCTTTGGAATCAAATCTGCAGGATCTTGTGAATGAGGATGCTTGGGAGAATGTGTATGTTGAGATTCCTAAGGTTGATCTGAAGTATATTATTGCTAAGAACGATGATGTTCACAAAGAGATGAATGCATGGTTCAGTCATCAAGAGAATCGTCTTGAATGTCTTTTTGATAAAGTTGATGAAGAGTTTGTCAAGTTCAAACGTAATGCCCAGAAAGAAGTCAACTATTTGGTGAAGGAGTTTGAGTGTCGCAAGGCAGCAGATTCCTATGCCCGTGCCACCACTGCTCGCACTGGTGTTCTTGATACTTCCAAACTGCACACCTACAAGTACAACGAAGATCTATTTAAGAAAGTCTCTGTGATTCCTGATGGTAAGAATCATGGTCTGATCTTTATTCTTGACTGGAGTGGATCTATGAGCAAGGTTATGCTTGACACTATCAAGCAACTCTATAATTTGATTTGGTTCTGTAAGAAAGTCTCTATTCCTTTTGAGGTGTATGCTTTCACGAACGAGTGGAAGAAACCTGAGGTTAACTATGAAACTGGTGAAACTATCAAACCAGCAGATTGGACTTGTTCTTATGAGAAGAAAGAGAATCTTCTTGCCATTCACGAACAGTTCTCTCTGATGAATCTCCTGACTAGTAAGACAAATAGTAAGAAACTGGAGCATCAGATGATCAACATCTGGAGGTGTGCGAAAGCCTTTGGCAACTTCTATGGATCCTGTTATTCTGTTCCTACTCGTATGGGTTTGTCTGGCACTCCACTAAATGAAGCATTTGTATGTCTTCATCAGATTCTTCCTCAGTTCCAGAAAGAGAACAAACTGCAGAAGGTTCAGTGTATTGTTCTGACTGATGGTGAGGCAAATCATCTTTCACGTCACGTTGAGGTGAAACGTTACTGGGAGAAGGAACCTTACATGGGAACTCGTCAGTTGACTGGTGGTAATACTTTCCTCCGAGATCGTAAGACTGGTAATACCTATCAGGTTCCTTTTGGTTGGCATGGATTCTCTGACCTGATGCTCCAAAACCTTCGTGATAACTTCCCTACGGTCAACTTTGTGGGTATCCGTGTTCTTGAGGGTCGTGATGCAAATGGATTCTTGAGACTGTATCATAATCAGAATGCTCCTATCTTCCGCAAGTTGCAGAGTGAGTGGAAGAAACTTCGTAGTTTCACTATCAAGACCTCTGGATATCATGCATACTTTGCTATTTCTGCAACATCACTTTCTCAGGATGCAGACTTTGAAGTTGATGAAGGTGCAACCAAAGCAAAGATCAAGTCTGCTTTCATTAAGTCTCTCAAGACTAAGAAACTAAATAAGAAAGTTCTTGGTGAATTTATTTCTCTGGTGGCATGACAAAAGAAAACTGGAAAGAGATTGCAAAAGCATCAGAGAAAGATCCCAAGGTGATTGACATTCTTGAGAATGGTCCCAGGTCTCTCACGCAAGCATGGTTGCTTCAAGCTATGCGATACAAGTATGGACAGTCTGGTAAGTGAACACTAGGGTCTTCGGACCCTTTCTTTTTGCCCTATAATAACTTCAGTTCAAACAAAGCAAATGGGTCTCTCCAAAGAAAACATCATCAACTGCCTCCGTGAATCCTATGGTGAGTCTGTGACTTCTGCTGAGATCAAAGCATTCTGCAACATGAATGATTTCAACTATCAGACCGTAACCAAAAAACTGACTGACTATAAGGTTGGTCGTGGCAAGTGGAACCTGGAAGTAACACAAGAGACTGTTGATGAGTTGGAAACAACTTATAATGGACCTGCAGCAATGCCTGCAATTGAGCAAAACCTTATCCCCCGTAAAGATGATTCCTTCGTCCAGTTTGGTAATTTCTCAGATCTTAAGAAAATTGTTAAGTCCCGTCTCTTCTACCCTACGTTCATCACGGGTCTTTCGGGCAATGGTAAAACGTTCTCTGTTGAACAAGCATGTGCCCAACTCGGACGGGAACTCATCCGAGTCAACATTACGGTAGAGACTGATGAAGATGATCTTATTGGCGGTTTCCGTCTTGTTGGTGGAGAAACCGTTTGGCACAATGGACCCGTTATTGAAGCCCTGCAACGGGGTGCTGTGCTGCTCCTTGACGAAATCGACCTCGCAAGCAACAAAATCCTCTGTCTTCAATCTATTCTTGAAGGAAAGGGAGTTTTCCTCAAGAAGATTGGCAAATGGGTTGCACCCGCAGAAGGTTTCCAAGTATTCGCAACCGCAAATACCAAAGGTAAAGGTTCCGACGACGGACGATTCATTGGAACTAATGTGCTCAACGAAGCATTCCTTGAGAGGTTCCCTGTGACCTTTGAGCAGGAGTATCCTGCAACTGCAACCGAACAGAAGATTCTTGGTAAGATTTGTGATGATGAGAACTTCTGCAAACGACTTGCTGATTGGGCTGACATCATTCGCAAGACCTTCTACGATGGTGGTATTGAGGAAATCATCAGCACCCGTCGTCTTGTCCACATTGTGAAGGCATACAGCATCTTCAACGACAAAGCAAAGGCAATCCAAGTCTGTGTGAATCGTTTCGATGATGAAACCAAGCAGGCATTCCTGGAACTGTATGACAAAGTTGATGCTGATTTCAATATGCCTTCTCTTGACGAAGAAGCAATGAAGAACTACAATCCCGTTGACTCAAAGGATATTCTTTGATATAATTATGGCTAACTCTTGGTCCTTTTTACATGACGAATTGAACATGACTGAGCATTCAACACATTATTATGATTACAAACGCAATGATCCAAACAGAGAAAATCCATTCACTTCAGAAGACACTATAAAAGTGGATGGATATTCTGTAAACGGAGAATCCATCAAAGACCTAGGTGATACTGTAATCTATGGAGGAGATGGAATAGATACTATCTCTTTCCAAGCAGCACAACCAGTTCCCATGGATGACATCTTTGGTCTTGCTGGGCAAGATACAATTTCTTTTGATCTAAACCTTAACATGAATACAGAACCTAATCGTTACAAGTATAGTGAGGATGAAATCCTCAAAGAGTTGCAAGAATATATTACTGGCACATACAATCAGCATTACTCTGCTGGTGATGACAAGATTCAAACTCTGGATCTGATTGAAGCATGTGGAGACGGTGAAGCATTCTGCCGATCCAACATTCTTAAGTATGCCTCTCGTTATGATAAGAAAGGCACTGCACGTCGTGACATCATGAAGATTCTGCATTATGCTGTTCTTCTGATGCATTTCAACGACAAGAATGCAAAACGTGAAACTTACCCCCAGTGAAACTGAGACCTTCTAATACTATGAAACTGTCCGATAAAACTATTTCCGTCCTGAAGAACTTCTCTTCTATCAATCAATCTATTCTGTTCAAAGAGGGTAGCAAACTTCGCACCATTAGTGTGATGAAGAATATTCTTGCAGAAGCAACTGTTACTGAAGAGTTCATGAAGGACTTTGGTATCTATGATCTCAATCAGTTCCTTAATGGATTGAGTCTTCATGGTAGTCCTGAACTTGATTTTGGTAATGATGGATATGTTGTTATCCGTGAAGGCAAGTCTCGTTCTAAGTATTTCTTTGCTGATCCCAATGTCATTGTCACTCCTCCTGAGAAACCAATTCAACTTCCTAGTGAAGATGTTTGCTTCGAACTCAGCACTGATCAACTGGAGAAACTGTTGAAGGCATCTGCTGTTTATCAACTGCCTGATCTGTCTGCTGTTGGTGAGAACGGTGTTGTCAAACTGGTTGTTCGTGACAAGAAGAACGATACCTCTAATGACTATGCTGTTGTTGTTGGCGAAACAGAAGCAGAGTTCTCTTTCAACTTCAAGGTAGAGAATATCAAAGTTCTTCCTGGTACATATGAAGTTGTAGTATCTCAGAAACTGCTTTCTCGTTTCACTTCAAAGAACCATGACCTCACTTACTACATTGCGCTTGAACCTGACTCAACCTTCGGTTGATATCCCTATGAGGATTATGGGTAGTGTTCTTGTAATCACTGCCTATTTTATTATCCTCCACATTAATGTTTTCTGGGGAGTTGTAATCAATTTCGTTGCAGACTTAATTTCAATCCCATATTTTGTTAGGACAAAATCTTGGGATGTTGTTATAATGCTATCGTTCTTGCTTGCAATTTCCATGTCTAAGTTGTTATGAAAAAAGATTATGATGGACCACTCTATGCTCCTTGGTGGAAAGTAGAAGCAGGTAAAAAGATGTTTAGTGAATGGTTGAAAAAGCAGGAGAACAAGAATGAGAAATGAATTTCTTTGGGTTGAGAAGTATCGACCCAAGACTATTGAAGAATGTATTCTCCCTAATAATATCAAGAAGACTTTTAAAGACTTCCTAGATAAAGGGGAGGTTCCCAA